GGCCCGACGCGACGCCAGCGTCAACGATGCCGCCCGGCTGGCCGGGCTCGCCCGTGGCGGTGCCCTGATCGAACGCCGCGACCCCGGCGGGCGTGTTGGCGGCGGCCTGAGCGTTGGTACCGCCCTCGGCCTCTTTCTCGATTTCCATGCGGTCGATGTCGTCCTCGGTGTAGCCGAGCTCGCGGAGCCCTTGCCGCTCGCTGATCCCGAGGCCCCGCTTGAGGGTGACCGTCTCGGCCTCGTCCTTGGGCGACTTGCTCGCGGTGTCGGCCCACACGGCGGTCAGGTTGGCTTGCGCCGACTCGCCCCGACGGATGCGGAGGGCGAACGCGAAAGCGTCCTCCCACGTCTCGCCGTGCGACCCGCGCCGGTCCTCGGCCTTGGCCTCAAGGGGCGCCTCGGCCGCCCGGAGCGCCTCGCCCGAGGGGAACGTGCCCGAGAGTAGGAGGTAGTGCAGCGGCGTCCGGCTGACGCGGGCCGTCTCGGCCCGGAACGAGTCCTGCACGGCGATGAACTGCCGGAGGTCCGCGGCGTCGAACTGGCCCGCCTTTGTGTGCTCGCTGACGAACTGCCAAATGCGATCGGCGCCGGGCTCAAATGGCTCGACCGGGCGATCGGGGTGCTCGGGGTCGAACATCGGCTCAAGGCCCGCGATCCACCGTTGCGGGAGGGCTTGGAACTCCATCGCCACGAGCATGTCGGCGACCGACTTGTTGAGCGCGTCCTGAATGGGCGCGACGTCGGCGAGCTCACTGTGGCCGTACTCGCCCACGCTGGCGTCGTTGGCGAAATGGAACACCGGCACGACGCCGTAGGGGTTGGCGAGCTCGTCGGCGCCGCCCGTGATCCGCCTGAACGCCGTGGCCTTGTCGGGGAGCGAGGTCGTGCTCGACTCGGCGCTGATCCACTTGGTGATCCGGTCCCGGTAGTAGAGGTTGAGCCGCCACTGTTTCGCCGACGGGATGGCGGGCCACACCTTGCCAGCGACCCGGATCGAGCCCGCCCGCTCGTCATCCTCGTCATAGTCAACGACCATCCGCTCGGACCGTTGGGGCATCATCACCGGGTCGTGCGACGTCTCGCCCCGGGGCCACACGATCAGGTAGCCGTCGCCCTTTTTGGCGGCCTCAAGGTGCACCTCGCCCGTCCGCCGATCCATGCGGTTGTCGCGCCAAATGACGCTGATGTCATCGGCGTTGGGGTCGGTCGGCCGCTCGCCCGTCGCCGTGTCGGCTTGCTCGGTGTCCACCCCGGAGGTGCGGAGCGCGGTCAGTTGCAGCCGGTCGGTGAGCGCGTTGACGACGGCCGGGCACAGGTTGTCGCGGAACTTGTCGAACAGGACCCCGAAATCACGGCGCCACCGTTGAGTCGCGAACGCGATGCCGTGGTCGCCGTCGTAGTAGCGGCCGTAACGCTCGATGTCGGCGGCCCGCTTGCGGAGGTTGTCGAGGGCCCACTGAACGTCATCGCGGTCAGACACCGGGCGCCTCCGCTACTGCCACGGGAGGGTTGTGCGCCCGAGGCGCCGGGCGAGCCCGGGCGTCCGTCGCCACAGGATCGCGAACTCGGGCCCGCGGAGCCAACGCATCGTCACCATGAGTACGCCGCCTTGCTACCGGACCCGGTCAACTGGCCGAACGCGCCGGAGGTCGAGTCGATCGTGTCGTCGTGCGCCCCGATGGGGAACGCCTCGGCCTCATCGAGGAATGACGTGATCCACTCGCCGCGCACGAGCACGATATTACCCCCCTCGGCCTGACTCGCAAGGGGCCCGGCCGCCTCGACCTTCGTTTTACGCTTCGGGACGAACCGGAGCGAGTAGCCGACGAGCTCGCGCCGCCAGTATGCCTCTAGCAGCTTGCCCGACGCACCGGGCTCGCGCTCGACCACGATGGGGACGCCCTTGCCGTCGAGCTCGGCGACCTGTTTGATCGTCGCCTCGACCCGGTTGGCCGAGCCGCGGAACCGGGCGATGTGGGCGATCGCGAACTTGCCTTTGTGGTCGGGCAGCGGCCAACCCATGAGCGTCCCCGAGGTGTAGTCGGGGTCGTTCGACCCGACCTGTTCGGTCGCGGCGAGGTCCCAATACCGCACCCACCGGACGGCCCGGGGCCGGTGGTCGAGCACCTCACGGAACCACTCGCGCCGGAAGATTTGCCCGCCCTCGGCCACGGCCCAATCGCCAGCCTCAAGCCGCTGGCGGGTGATCGGGTCGAGCTCGGCGAGGGTCGCGAGGTACTCCTCCCGGTCGAGGTGCGGGTTGTCCGCCAGCCGGGCCGGGACGAACGCGCGCACGGCCGACGTGACCGGGTCGGTCGTGAACACCGGACGGTCGAACACCATCCGGCCGTCGCGGCCCCGGCGGGTGAGGCCGAACCGTTGCGCCACCCACGCCAGCCCGGGCGGCTGAGGGTTGGTCGCCGAGCGGACCCGGATCGGGACGCGGCTCAGGGGCTCGTTGTCGCTGATCGAGCTCGGCCGCCTCGTCCGGCTGAACAGGTAGCGGTACTGGTGCTCCTCAAACTGAGTGAGCTCATCGAAGCCGACGAACTGGAACTCGGCCGACTGGTAGCGGAGGTGGGCGAGCTTCGTGTCGAGGTAGCCGAACGACAGCGTTGCACCCGAGGGGAACGTCCACCGATGATCCTGATCGTCCCACTTGGCGTCGCTGTTGGCGAGCCACTCAAACGAGCGCGGGATCAGGGCCCCGGGCAGGCTGAGGTCGGTGAACGTGCGCCGGAGGAGGAGCGCGGCGTAGTTCGGGACGTGGACGTATTGCAGGGCGGCCATGAGGAGCGCGTCGGACTTGCCGCCCCCGGCCGCGCCGCCGTACAGCGCCTCGCGCATCGGGATCAGGAGGAACGCCTGTTGCTGAGGCGTCGGCTCGTGGGGCACGTAGGCCGGGTCGAGCCGCGGGCTCAGGCCGTCGAGGGCCTCGCGGACGCGGTCGATCGGCATGCGGTCGATCCGGGCGCGGAGGTCGGTCGGGGTGCTGGCCACGAGCGGAGGGTAGCAGGGTCGCAGCGGGGCCCGTTTAGCCGGAAAGGAACCGACGCCTGAGCGTCGCGGCTACACGGCGAGCAAAGGTGCCGCACGGGCCCCGCTGGCCCTGCCGGTACCAGCTTACGCCTCGCCCCCGAGCTCGACAAGGTCATCATCGGCCCGGGCCGGATCGTCGGGCAACGCATCGGCGAGGAGGTCGAGCTCGGCGTAGCCCGCCAGCCGGGCCCCGATCGGGAGCGGCATGAGGATCGGCTGACCGTCCGGCCACGCTTTCGTCGTGACGGGCCAATCGAACCGGAGGAGCCCCGTGATCGTCCTAGCCACGGGCGCCGTCGATCCCGAGCGTCAGCCACGCCCGGCGGGTGCCGTCGTATGCGTGCACGCCGAGGCCCTTGAGTTGGCAGCGGCGCACCATGTCGTTCGTGCCGCCCCGGCCGAACCCGGGCATGACCCGCTGGCCGAACGCGTACAGCGCGATCACCTCGTGGACACGCTGCGACATGACCTCGTTGCGGGCGGGCCCGGCCGCCTTGCCGAGGCCGTCCCAATCGGCCGGGTAGACCTCAAGGTAGAGGCCCTGAGCGAGCATCCCCCCGACGGCCATGGCCTCGCCGAGCACCTCGGCCACGTCGGACCAAAAGCCCCCGAACTCGGACCGCGAGCGGCGCCGGAGGCCCTCGCCGAACATCCGGGCGAGGTTCTCGGCATGGGTGTCGGCGCCCCGGGCCGCGCCCGAGACGATCAGGAGCCCGGGGCCCGGCTCGGCCGCCTGAGCGGACGGGATGCGGCGGCGCATCGGCTCGACCTCGCCGAGCACCCACCGCTCAACGAGCCGCCCGACCACCTTGGCCGACACGGCGAGCTCGTGCTCAACGATGGCCTCAGGCCGGGGGTTGCCCTGCCGATCGACGGCCTCGCCCCACTCGCGCGAACCGACCACCGCGACGGCGTGAATGTTCTCCGGCGGTGTGAGCGTCGTGGGGGGCGCAGGAGCCGCGAGCATCGGTCACTCGGTGTCAGTGGGCGGGAGCGTAGGACTCGGGCCGCTACGGCCGTCCACGAGGCGCACAGACACCCTGACGATGCCCTGATCGCCCGCCTGATCGTGTCGGCGGCCGTCGGGCACCAGCTTATCCCACGCCTCGGGGCTCAGGTCGATCACGGTCGGTGTCCCATGCCTCGGTCCACACGCGCAGTAGTCGCGGACCGTCACGGTGACGCATCCGTCCGTGCTGCATACCTTGACACTATACCGCACATCGCCCCACCGCCACGAGCGAACTGCGCCCCATCGGCCGGGCGGCCAACACCCCTCGCAATGGCTGGCCCACCCGGGCGAGCGAGGCTTGGGGGCGCTGACCCGCTGAACGACTGACGAACCGGGGATCGGCGCCCCGGTGGCGGGCGACGGAGGCACGAGCACCACGGGCTCGGGGGTGATGACCCGAGGTGCCCGACCGTCGCCCGCCACCGGGCGGGCCGATCCTGCAATGAGGAACAGGGCGGCGAGGAGGGCGAGCGTGCCCCTCAATCTTCGCCCGGGTGCGAGTTGAGCCAATCGCGCATGTCGTCGCTCAGGGTACCGCTCCTGTCGAGGAGCTTGGCCATCCGCTTGATGATCCCCCGGGCGGCGTCGAGGGCCTCGGTGGCCCGTCGGGCGAGGTCGCGCTCGGCCTCGATGTCCTCGTGATCCTCGTCCTCGCACGCGTCGCGCTCGGCCATCACGTCGGCCCGGAGACACGCCGCGAACCCGTCAAGCCACGCGGCGTCGATCGGCGACAACGGCGACATCCGGCCAGCCTCGCGCTCGATGACCTGAGCGTTGACGACGGGGTCCTCGCTGTCGTTCCACCCGACGGGCAGGAGGGCGGTGCTCATGCCGCGTCCGATCGACGCTGGCGCGACCACCCGCGGTATGTGGCCGGGACCTCGACCCCGGCCAGCCGGGCGTCCTTGAGGGCGTCGTGCACGGCCGTCGTCGTGACGCCGAGCTCGCGGGCAGCGGCGGCCCGGTTGCCCCCGTGGCGCTCGACCGCGGCGATCACGACGCGGCGCCGCTCGGTCATGCGGACGTGGGGCCCGACCGGGGGCGGGATCACGACGCCCCGGCGGGCGATGCTGATGAGGCAATGGCCCACCGCGGCCTTGCTCCGGCCGAGGGCCTTGCTGGCCCGGGAGCGGTTGCCGCCGTAGGCCCGCACGGTGTGTAGCACCTGACGCTGATACGGTGTGAGGAGCGTCTCGGGATCGACCTCGACTACCCACTCGCGCCCGGTGCGGACTCGGCTCATCGTCGCGCGCTCGGGTCGCCAGCGGCGACGGCGATCGACGCGGATCGCAGCCGGGCGAGCTTGACCATTTCGGGCCCGAGGAGCGCGTCCATTTCGCGCCGCATCGCCGCGGTGGTCCGGGGGTAATCGACCCCGAGT